TGACAACTGATATTGCTCATTGGTGTATAAGACAATTGATGCCACGAATGAGGACTCTAGATGTCTGGATTAATCTAAAAAAAGAATTAGATGGTGGGGCTGAAGGTTATTGCTGGGAAGGTGAAAACAACCGTCAGCATTTTGTAGAGATAAAGAAAACATTAGAAGATGATGATTTTAAAACTTGTATCATGCACGAGATGGTGCATGTGAAACAACAAGCTCGTAATGAGTTTCAACCCTTGTTACAAAAGATGGAAGACGAAGCATATGAGAAACAAGAAATATTATTAGAGAGGTGGAAAGATGATAAATGAAATATTAGTAGCAGGACTCCTATTACTACCAACGATAGATAGAGATGATGCAGAACCATTCTTATTACAAGAGGCAACATGTCTTGCAAAGAACATGTATTATGAATCTCGTAATCAAGGAACTGCTGGTAAACTTGCCGTAAGTAATGTGGTATTAAATCGTGTAAAAGATAATAGGTTTCCAAATACCGTCTGTGAGGTCGTACAACAAGGGCCTGTGCGTGAGAGTTGGAAGAAAGATGGTACAATGTACCCTATTAAACATAGATGTCAATTCAGTTGGTTCTGTGATGGTAAAAGTGATGACCCAAAAAATATAAAACAATATCAAAGAATGTTAAATTTTTCCTTGACAATGTTGTCAAATAGTTATATACTAGTAGACATTACAGATGGTGCTTTGTTTTACCATGCAGACTATGTAAAACCTAGTTGGGCAAAGACAAAACATAGGACTACAGAAATTGGTGACCACATATTTTATACATGGGATAAATAATGAATATATTTTACTTACATAAAGACCCTATCAAAAATGCAGAGTATCATTGTGATAAACACATTGTAAAGATGGCTACAGAATACTGTCAGCTATTGTCTACTGCACACAGAGTGTTAGATGGTCAGATGTATCTAGGTAAGACTAAGAACAATCGTAATATCAAAAGATGGCGTCTACCAGATGAACGTGAGGATATACTAATGAAGGCGAGTCATGTCAATCACCCATCAAACATATGGGTGCGTGAGTCTAAAGAAAACTATATGGAACTCTATTTTATCTACATGGCTACCCTTGCAGAATATACTTACCGATATGGTAAAATTCATGGTTCTAGTAAGGCATCAATGATACTTCAAAGACCACCAAAGAACCTTGTTCCAAGTAAAAATACCGAATTGACACAAGCCATGCCTGATTACTGTAAGATTAAGAATGACCCAATATCTGCATACAGAAACTACTATATAAAAGAAAAGAAAGATTTTGTAAGTTGGAAAAATAGGTCAATACCAGAGTGGTATCCTTTAGAGAACCACCTTATTAGGAGTAATAATGTCAGATGACAAAAGAGAATCTTATGATGCATATATGAGCCGAATGATGCGAGAACAATCTGAAAAATCAAACAACCATATCACGTCAGATACAGACGCTATCAAAGAAGATATGAAACGATTGACAGAAGCGTACTATGAAGCAATGAAAAGAATTAAAACTTTAAATGATGAAGTTAGACATTTAAAAACATACTTAACAACAACACATGAAATGAGAAAGTTGATAACACCTGAAACTTCTGAGGAAAAACTAAGACACTATATAAATGTGTCAGCAGATTTAAGAAAAGATATAGACAAAGAAGAATTAGATGCATCAACTATAGCATCATTTTATAAAAACTAGTGAGAATATTATGCCGACTTATGTATTGACCAACACCGAAACTAAAGAAACCTATGAAGAATTCTGTTCATGGGACAATCTACAAACAATGTTAAAAGATAATCCAAATATCAGACAAGAATTGACAACAGCAGCTCTTGTTGGCGACCATGTTGCGTCTGGTAATCCATCTGGTAAAGGTATGGACGGTGGTCTAAAAGAGGTGTTCGGTAAGATTGCACAAAACCATCCAAACAGCCCACTCGCAGATAGATTTGGTGACGGTAAGTCTGTAAGACAAAAGAAAGTTAAATCTGTCGTTAAGAAACATGGAATAATATAAATACACATGTGTAGAGGAAATATATTTTTAAACGAATATCCTTCTACACAGAGGGAAGAACTTACGTTTTTCCCTCACTTATTATTGAGGAATGATAATGTCTAAAAAACAAAAACTAGAAATAGGTTCATCAAATTTAATATCCGTAAAACCAATTACAGACAATCAAAAAATAGTATTTGAAACGTGGAAGAAAAAACAAAATCAATTTCTATTTGGTTGTGCTGGAACTGGTAAAACATTTGTATCCTTATATCTTGCATTACAAGATGTAATGAACCTACAGACGAAATACGACAAAGTTGTATTGGTGCGTTCACTTATACCCACAAGAGAGATAGGGTTCTTGCCAGGCGATGAGGAAGATAAGGCTGCACTATATCAAGTACCTTATGCAAACATGGTACAGTTTATGTTTCAACAACCTAATGAACAAGCATTCAATATGTTGTACGATAAACTAAAACAACAAGGTAGTCTATACTTCTTATCAACATCATTTCTAAGAGGACTGACATTCGACAACAGTATTATCATTGTAGATGAGTGTCAGAATTTAAACTTCCACGAACTAGATACCATTATCACAAGGGTAGGTCAAGATTCAAAGATTGTATTCTGTGGTGATTTTGGTCAATCAGATTTATCAAAAACAAGTGAAAAGAATGGGCTGCATGACTTCCTAAGAATATTAGAAGAGATGGAAGAGTTTAATTGTGTAGAGTTTGATATCGGTGATATTGTTCGTTCTGGATTTGTTAGAAACTATTTAATTCAAAAAACAAAATTGGGATTGGGGATTGACTAATGAATATTAAACAATTAAGAGAACAATTAGAAATAGATGAAGGAGTAAAATATGTCATTTATCTTGACCATCTCGGGCTGCCTACTTTTGGTATCGGTCATTTGGTTACTAAGACTGACGCAGAAAGTGGACAAGCAGTTGGGACTGCCGTCAGTAGAGAAAGAGTCGCAGAATGTTTCGAAAATGACCTTGATGGAGTAATCAAGGATTGTAACAAACTATATCATAAGTTTGAAGACTTGCCTGAAGAGGTACAACAAATCATAGCCAACATGATGTTCAATATGGGTAGAACTAGATTGAGTAAATTTAAAGGTATGAAACGTGGCATAGATTCTTATAATTGGAATCAAGCTGCAGATGAGATGGTGGATAGCAGATGGTATCGCCAAGTAAATAACAGAGCACAACGATTGGTCGAAAGAATGAGAGCAGTCGGTACGAAAATTGGAGCTCGTGACTATTAAATAAGGTATATATAATGGAATTTAATCATGAAACAGTAGAGTTGCCTTCTATAACAGCAATAAACAAAGAAGGTGTTCGTGTATACGAAACACCAGAGGGTCAGTACTACCCTTCAATCACAACAGTATTATCAATCAGAAATAAAAAGAGTCTTTTTGAATGGCGTAAAAGGGTTGGTGAAGATGTTGCAAATCATATTGCAAGGACAGCTGCTAATCGTGGTACGAAAGTTCATCACATGGCTGAAGATTATTTAAATAACATGCATCTGAAATGGCCTACCAAATGGAAAGAACATGAAAAGAATTTCTTGCCGTGGTGTATGTTTCAGAAACTTTCTGGTAGACTAGAGAGTATAGATAACATCAGAAAACTAGAGGCTGGTCTATGGAGTGATAAGTATGGTCTTGCTGGTCGTGTTGATTGTGTTGCAGAATACGATAACGAATTATCCATCATAGATTTCAAAACATCAACGAGAGAAAAGAAAGATGAGTGGATTGAAAACTATTACATACAATGTGCAGCCTATGCTGAGATGTATGAAGAACGAACTGGTGAGGCAATCAATCAACTTGTAGTGTTAGTAGTTACAGAAGATGGTACTGTCCAAGAGTTTGTTAAAGAAAAGGCAGAATATATTCCGTTATTAAAGGAAGCAGTTGATAATTGGTACAAAGAAAAAAACTTATAGGAGAAAATTATGGTTATAGGAAGAAAAGTTCCAGCTGACGTTACATTTCATGTAAGAGTTAGAAACGAATATTTGGGTGGTGATAATCCATACCAATGGCAAGAAATGACAACAGACGATTACTTCAAAGATAAAAGAGTTTTGATATTTTCATTGCCAGGAGCATTTACACCAACATGTTCAACAATGCAACTGCCAGGCTTTGAAGAGTATTATGATGAAATTAAAGCAACTGGAATTGATGAGATATATTGTATATCTGTAAACGATTCTTTTGTTATGAACAAATGGGTAATAGACCAAGAGATTGAAAGTGTAAAAGTTATTGCAGATGGTTCTGGAGAATTTACTGAGGGTATGGGAATGTTAGTTAAAAAAGACAATCTTAGTTTCGGTAAGAGGTCTTGGAGATATGCAGCCTTAGTTAATGATGGTACTGTTGAAATGTTCTGGGAAGAGCCAGGAAAAGAAGATAATTGTGAAACTGACCCATATGGTGAAACAAGTCCAGAACAAATACTAAGTGATATAACTGGTGAACAATAAACCTATATTAACTATTGACAAAGACAATACTTTTATGGTATATATAATATACGACTTGTTGAAGTGGAACGAAGAATAGACAGGACTGGGGTGCGATACCCCACGCCTCCACCAAATTTAGATAGTCCCGATTTAGGGGGCGAAATAGGTTCGACTGGTATTGTATAGTAAAACGGAGAGTTGTAGGTTGACTGCTTTATAGGTCAAAAATAGTAAATGCAAACGATAATTTTGCGTATGAGGGTTTTGCACTAGCTGCATAACCATTCGGGGTTTCGGTGGACTACCTAGCAACAGAATGTCCACCATAGTTAAAAGGGAGTATTTCTTATGTGGAAATCACCAGTAGTAAAAGAAGTAGCAGTAGGTTTAGAAATCAACTGTTACGCATGTGCTGAAATATAATTAGTACAAATTGGTGGGGTGCAACGCCCCACCTTAACATTTATTATGATGGAGTAGTTATGGAAGTGAAAGAGCCAGTACAACAAACACCTAAAGTATTTTCCTTAGAAATAGAAAATATAGTCAAAGAAAAAAAGATAACACACATGGACGCTGTTCTATTGTATTGTTACAAGAATGGTATTGAACCAGATAAAGTGTCGAGTCTTATCACAAAAGCACTCAAAGAAAAAATAGAAAACAATGCTAGAGAGTTAAACTTTCTACCCAAGACAGCTCAATTACCTATATGAACTTTATAGAAACCTATAAAGTAGACCATGACAT